GGTCTTGGAGTTATTGGTGCTGGTGCAATTATCGGTATTGACACTCTAAGTTCAATAATTCTTGCAGGAACCCTAGGGGTTGCTACAGTGGTTGAAAAACTAGCAAGAGGCTTCATAGATGACGGAAGACTCAGCATTAGTGAGATCAATAGTGCTTTTAACTCAGTAGATAAAAAAGCAAATTAGTAGTTATGGGAAGTCCAGATTAAGTTACAGGGGCTGGACGTTTTAGGTCGGAGGGTTGCCTAAGACACTCATAAGGAGTATAATAGTGTTTATGTCTGAATCAAATTACTGCAAAGATTGCAATCGTTTAAAGGATATTGCCTGCACCTGTGGCATGACCTTTGCAGAAAAGATTAAGACGACCTCAGTTAACTGGGCGACATGGTCAGATACTAGGAAAAACTCTTGACTTGGGAACTTTTATTGACAATAGTTGTTTTTTGCGGTATGATGATATTTACAGAACCAACACTTTACGACTATTTAAGAAAGAAGAAGTATGTCTCTAAACGCAAGAGGAATACCAACAAGCGTATGTCCAATTTGTGGTACTAATATATTTAAAGTATTAGTTACATTTGATGAAGAATATAACATAGAACAATATTTATTAGATTCTGAATGTGCAGAATGTGGTACCCTTGTTACTGCACCAACACCCCTAGATTTAGAAGTATAAGGAGAACGATGGCACAAAAGAAAACATCTGAAAGAAATACTAACAGATCAAATGGCAAAGCAAAAAAACAAAATCCTAAAGAGCCTAATATTGGTGCTACAGGAAGAAGTCGTGGTGGCTACAATTTAATTAAAAGATCAGAAAAAGCCACCGTTTGGGATCCTGCTAAAAAACGTGCTGCAAGAAAGGCTTGTAGGAAAGCAGCCAATCTAGCATATAAGCATGGTCTTAGAACAGGTCAACTAAAGCGAGTTAAGGCTAATGCAGATTCGTAAACATAAAGACTATCGTGTAAATGACTTAGCAGAGTTTATAGAGCACCTGCAAGATATAAAGTATCACATAAATCCATTTGAAATGGCAACAGAGATAGTCGTTTTTATGGATAATTTGCGGGGTAAAGAATATGCTAAAAAAATACAAGACTATGTAAGATCTGACTTTAATTTTCAATTAAAGGATAAGGTATAATTAAAACATGTATGAATACCATGTAAAGAAAGTTTATAAAGTAGTAGACGGAGATACAATTGATGTTGATATTGATTTGGGCTTTAATGTTTCTTACTTCCAACGTGTCCGTCTTGCAGGTATCGATACCCCAGAATCTCGCACAACAGACCTGCGTGAAAAAGAATTAGGTTTACAATCAAAAGAGTGGCTTAAGAAAAAACTTGAGAGTGCAGAAAACATTATTATTAAAACACAAAAGCCAGATTCTACAGAAAAATATGGTCGCATCCTTGGAGATCTACATATTAAAGGTTTCGATAAGTCCTTAAATCAAATGATGATTGATGAAGGATATGCTTGGGGTTATATGGGAGACACCAAAGTAAAAGACTTCCCAGCGTTGTTAGCAAAAAGAAACTCTAAGGCATAATTATGGAAGATATTCCATGGACATTTGGAATAATAACAACATATCAAGATAAAGATAGACTATTACATATTATAAAAAGTATTCGTGACCTAAGTATTCCAGAATATGAAATACTATTTCTTGGTGGTGGAGACAGTGAAGGCATAGATGGATCAGATATTCGCAAGGTAGACTTTGATGAAAGTCAAAAACAAATGTGGATTACAAGAAAAAAAAATATATTAGTTAAAGAATCTAAATATGAAAATATAGTTTTGATGCATGACTATCATGTCTTTGATCAAAATTGGTATCAAAGTTTTAAAGAGTTTGGAACAGACTGGGACATATGTTCTTGCTCTCAGTATTTAATTACAGGCTCTCGTAATCCTATGGACTGGTCTCTGTGGGATAAGCCAGGTCACGGAAGAGCGTGGTCATTAGATTATGATGATTGGACACAAACTCAGTACATGTATATCTCTGGTGGATTCTTTATAATAAAAAAACACGTAATGATTGAAGAGCCATTAAACGAAAGCCTTGGATGGAATGAAGAAGAAGATGTTGAATGGTCAATGAGAGTTAGAGATAAATATGTAATGAAGTGCAATGGAAAGGCTATTGTTAGACATAACAAATGGCATAGACATGCGGGTCCTAATCCAAATGCATGATAATAAATTAGTTATATTTGATCTTGATGGTGTGTTGATTGACTCTAGAGATGTTCACTATGACGCACTGAATAATGCTTTAATAAAGATTAACCCTAAGTTTGTTGTTACAAGAGAAGAACATTTATCAAAATATGATGGCCTTGGAACTACTATGAAATTAAAAATGTTAACAGAATTAAAAGGGCTTCCAGTAGAGTATCACGATCAAGTATGGAAAGAAAAACAAAGACAAACAATAGATATACTACAAAAACTTTCAGAAAATAGAACAGCAATATCTATAATAAAGCAGTTAAAGAAAGATGGATGGAAAATTGCGGTAGCAAGTAATTCAATTAGAGAGACTATCATAACAGCATTAAATGCCATTGGAGTATTAGGATATATTGAATACATAGTTAGCAATGAAGATGTAAAGCATCATAAGCCATACCCAGAAATGTATTGGAAATGTATGACAGCATTAAATGCACTACCTCAAAATACAATAATTGTAGAAGACTCACATATTGGTAGACAGGGTGCTATAGCCTCTGGAGGGCACCTGTACGGCATTAAAGACGCAGATGACCTAGATAGGGATAGGTTTTTTGGTATGATAGATAGATTCCAAATAAAGGAGAACAACCGAGTGCCTTGGAAAAATGAAAAGATGAATGTATTAATTCCCATGGCTGGTGCTGGATCTAGATTTGCACAAGCAGGATACACCTTCCCTAAGCCACTAATTGAAGTTAATGGAAAGCCAATGATTCAAGTTGTAGTAGATAATATAAATATAGATGCTCATTATGTGTTTATAGTTCAAGAAGAGCATTTTCATAAATATAATTTAAAACAAGTATTAAACTTAATAAAACCAGGATGCGACATTGTAACAATCAATGGCATAACAGAAGGTGCTGCAATAACAACTTTACTAGCAAAAGAATATATAAATAGTAACGAGCCTTTATTAATTGCAAACTCTGATCAGATTGTAGAATGGAATAGTAATGAATGTCTTTATGCTTTTGATGCAGATGAAATAGACGGTGGCATATTAACTTTTAAGGCTACACATCCTAAGTGGTCCTATGCAAAGATTGGTGACAATGGCTTTGTATCAGAGGTAGCCGAAAAAAATCCTATATCAGATAATGCAACAGTAGGTATATATTATTGGAAGCACGGATCAGATTACGTAAAGTATGCTGAAGATATGATACAAAAAGATATAAGAACTAATAATGAATTTTACGTTTGTCCTGTTTTCAATCAAGCAATTGAAGATGGTAAAAAGATAAGGGTAAAAGAAATAGAAAAAATGTGGGGCATAGGAACGCCGGAAGATTTAAACTACTACTTGGAGAATAACAAATGAATAAAAATAAACAAGACTATCTAAATATGCAAAATAAATATTATGATAAGTACGCAGCAATCTGGAGTTTACAATTTAAAGACCCAGTTGTTGGATCATACGATGCACACAACTATTGGGAAGACTACAATACATATCTTTTTAAAGACTTTGATACAACCGACATGATTGCCCTTGACTACGGATGTGGTCCAGGTAGAAATTTAGTTAAGTTTCATAATAGATTTAAAAGAATTGATGGGGTTGACATATCCAACATTAACTTAGAGAAGTCTAAGGTAAATTTAGAACATAATGGTATTGACGTTCCAAATCTATACCACACTTCTGGAGATAACCTATCTATGATTGAAGATAGTGTATACGATGTTATGTTTGCAGTTATTTGTTTTCAACATATTTGTGTGCATGAAATTAGATTTAATATATTAAAGGAAGCATATAGAGTTCTAAAACCAGGAGGAAAACTTTGTTTTCAAATGGGCTACGGTGGTAAAGAAAACATTGTTACTGCCAAATACTATGACAATATTTATGAAGCAGTAAGTACAAATGGTCATGCGGACGTAAGTATTACCGATGAAGAAGAATTAAAGGATGATTTATTAAATAAGATTGGGTTTAAAAATTATAAATCTGATTTAAGACCAACTGGTCCTGGGGATAATCATCGTCAATGGATATGGGTTCAGGTTGAAAAATGAAATACATAGCACACCGTGGAAATTTAAATGGTCCAATATTAAAAGATGAGAATAATCCATTCTACATTGATGCAGCCATTTTTGCAGGGTATGAAGTAGAAATAGATTTAAGAACTAATCTTGGACAATTATACCTAGGACATAGTACTCCAGATCACTTTATAGATTTAGAATGGTTAAAGGAAAGAAAAGATAGCCTTTGGATTCACTGCAAAGACTATAAGTCTTTAGAAACTTGTGTAGAAAATGATTTACATTGTTTCTTTCATAAGACAGATGACTACACTATGACTAGTAAAGGATTTGTTTGGGGATACCCCGGAACTCCAAAAGTTTCTGATTGCTCTATTCTTGTATTACCAGAAAAAAATCAGGGTACAAAGTATATTAAAGATCTAGGATACTTTGGAATATGCTCAGACTATATAGAAGAAATAAGGGATAGCCATGTTAAAACCAATTGATTATAATAAACATTTTGTAATAGGGACTCC